TTCTTACTTTGATAAGCAGGGGACGAAAACAGAGACAGATACTGCTATTATAGCATATCTTAAGACTCTGCATGTATCGCCCGAGGGGGCTAAAGGCTTAATTGAAACAGCAAGGGCGGCAATTGAGGATGCATATAGCACCGCTAAAACAAAGGAAGGAAAAGCCTTTATGAAGACAATGCAGGAAGCGGATAGGGAAGGTAGTGGTGCTGTTATGAGCACTTCAACCAAAAAATTAATAACTGCACAAAATAACTTAGAGCAAGAATATAACGTCACTAAGGAAATGTGGAAGAATTTCAGAGAAAACCCAGCGACAAAAGGATTTGCTAATGTGCTTTCAGGTTTAAAAACAGAACTAGATAGTGCTGCTGGGACGCTAAAAGGCTTAAAGACTTTTGCTAACAAAAATATAGATATGTCAAAATCAGCTAATCAATTTATTAGTGAAGCGGAGGCATTCTTTGAGGAAAAAAGAACAGAACTAAAAAACTTAAAGGGACAAGTCACAGAGCTATCAGGAAAGGTGGCATCAATAGAAGCACAAGGAGGCAACTAACCCATAATCAGAACAGTGGCATCACTTATAGTCAATAATGTTATAGAATCTTCTGTCCAAGTAAGTTATAGCTATTTGGACAGCGACGAATTATTTGGCTATGAAGTTATAGGCACATATCAAATTGATATTTCTGATATAAATTTTGAGCAAAATGATACTGTTTTGCAACAAGGTAGAGATGCTATTGAGAGTGCTTATGCTAGACCCAACATAGTAGCTAGAATAGGGGCAGATGAATATTTAAAAGGCAGGATTCAATCTTTTGACTTCGCAGAAGGGTCTTTGGTTGGTTCTGAAACTGTCTCAATAGTTATCCAAGAATCAAGAAGACTTGATGATTATTCAACCGACAAGTTTGCTAGGTTAGCGCCTAATCCTCATTTAATTGAATCATTTGAAGAGAGTTATAACTTTTCAAGAAATGGTTCTGATTACAGTTCAGACAGAAAAGTATCATTGACTTATAAGCAAGATGCTGGAAGCCAATTCTTTGATGATGCTAGAACATTTTTAACTAATTTTTATTTCTTATGTAGACCATCTTTAGGTTATCAAGAAGATGGGATATCTGAAAACGCGAAAATAGATAAAGGGTTTCGGGGTGAAATTACAGAAGAATATGACCTTATAGGGTTGTCTGTATCTTTAACGGAAAAGTTAAATTCCTCATATGTAGATCAGGCTAAACATATTAGCAGGAGGGAAACACAGTCTATTTCAATAGGTGAAGATGGGTTTAAGGAAAAGGTTATAAGCATGGATTTAACTTCATTGAGAAGGGACTCTGAAAATGTTTTAAATTCAGCGATTATTGACTTAGTAGACGAGTTTAAGGCAAAAGAGCAAGGTGAATTTGGCACCCCTTTTTCAATAGAAAAAGGTCTAAAACAAGATGGTCAAAGTGCTACCTTAACACTGAGTTATAGCACCGATCCCAAAAAATCTGGAGAGAATATTATTTCTTATTCGGGCAGTGAATCAAAAAATGGAAGATTCACAGAATATTCACTTTCAATAAGCTATAAAAGTGAGGGAAAGGATAATAGGCAAAAATTCACCAATACAAAAGCTTCTTGGATTGCTAGTCAAACTTCAAATCCAATTAGAATACAAAGGCTTTTTCATCCCTTAGAGGATATTGTTGAAAAAAGCAGATCCACTAATTTTAGAAAGTCTGAAGGAGCGATAAGTGAAAATATAGTTTTTACGACCGATTTATCTTATAAAGACTCTCAGGATGGATTATTAAAATTTAAAAAAACATTAAAAAAGACTCATCAAATAGACAGAATTTACAAGTTTTTAGATTTAATGAGTTTAGAGGATCAAGTTGTTGCTAATGACAAAAAGACATTGGGTCAAGCAACAGTCACAGCGGAAGCTATAGCGAGTCAAAGTATGGGTATTTATCATGTAAAAAATGTTATAGAATCAGACGCTAAAACAACAGAAATGAATGAGTTGGTTGATGAGGATGTTATTCATATAATTGATGACACGGTGAATTTAAACTTAGGGCAAGGAAGTGCTAGTAGATCAATACAATATTTATTTTTCAAAGAATAATGGCTGAATCAATTACATACGGAACATACACGTTTCCTTATCCTACTCCTCTTGTAGCAGAGGGGGTTGAGCCAATTTATATTCAAGGGGAAGTTGATCACATAAAACATAATATTGAAATTGTTGGTAATTTAACAGGAGAAAATCTCAGTGGTTTGCATTTGCAAAAAATGAGGATGATAAGCGGGTTGTTGTCTGAATTCCAAACTTTAACTATAACCAATAATGAAGCCAACAAACAGTTCACTTCTGCCAAGCCAGAATCAATAAATTTTGATACTTCTGATCTTACTACAATATTACCTTATTCTGTTTCTTTTTCTTCTTATTCTGAAGAGACTTTTTCAGAATTTTTCGGAATTATTAATCCTAAAGATACTTGGATCTATTCTGAGCAAGACGGCAGAATTACGGAAGTAAGCCATTCTGTTTCTGCTCAAGGGGTAAAAGTGGATAGTGATCCCCCTCTTCTTAACGCTAGAAAGTTTGTCAGTGGCAGGGCTACTGGATGTAAGGACTTAAGCCTTTTTCAAACTGGAGCATCTGTTTCTGCATTCTTAATGTCTAGGACAGAGGATATTAATAGAAGCTCTAACACTTACGGAATAAATGAAGTATATAAATACAACACAACAGACAATGATCTTGTTACTGGGATATCTAAAAGTGGAGTATTTACATCATCTTCTAAAATTAATTTTGATAAAGAAGGAGGGTTGAATGTTAGCTTAAGCGCATCAGTTCAGGGATCATTCAATACAGGAGATGGAGCAGATTTTGATGATTTTTCTGACAAAATATTAAACACAGGGGTCATTGATTCCAATAAAGCAATTGAACTTGCCATGAATGCAGTGGCAAATTGCACATCTGAATATGAAAGTGGATTATATACCTTTATAGGCAAGGGGCCGTCTACAGTTAGCTACAATATAGATACTGGTCAAAATAAAATTGACTTTGCATACACTTTCACAGATCAGGAAAATCTTGACTACTCTGGTAATGTTTTGCACACAAGGTCAGCAACGGTTGCGGCAAGCAAAGATGACTCACTTGTGAAAGTGGGCATCGAAGGAGAGTTTCTTTATAAGGGGCCAGACATAGCTTTTGTTAGTGGGGATGCTGCTACAGGGGAAAGATTTCAATTAGTAGAAAAGTCTTATAGTGGATTGCTTAATAATTCTGGTTTTCTAAATTTAGCGGTAGAAGCACTTCAGGATTTTACTGGTGATGCTACTGGTTATCATATTAGTGGCGATTTTATTAATCCTGAGCCTTTGTCGAAACAGATAACAAAAGACCCAGAGAAAAGTTCTATTACTTATAATCTAGAATTTGATAATAGACCTGATTTAGCCTCTGGGACACTTTCAGGATTACAAATAAATATTAGCGATAAAAGGCCAATCCAGTTGAGCGGGATTGTTCCGAGCTTGGGAGGTTTTGCCAAACAAAATTTAATAAACAGAAGGGCTGGAGAATATAGTGTTTCAGCATCGTGCGAAGCTGATACGGGAGATTTACAAAAATTAATTGAGGTGACCTCTGGGTATGTCACTGGAGTTTATCCAATATCTGAAAGTAGTAGTTTAGATGATGTAACTATTTCTTATAATATAGCAAGATTTTACTAAAATGAGCCAATCAGGATTAAGATATACTTTGAATGAGACCATTGGTAACAACAAGGGACTCTTGATTCATTATGAATTCTCTGGAATGAGTGGTAGGCATATCGGAAACATAGAAGAAGAGGGCGATGACGCTACTTTGAATTATGCTGTTTTCGAAAACGATGATCCGTCAATTGATACAGGTCTTTATAGCGGTATTGTGACGATGACATCTGACAGTGCCGACAATGCAAAACTATATTTAACGGGAACTATATTAGCTGATAATAATTTTAATTTAGAAAAGTCTAATATTAAAGTCACATCAAGTGGAGCTAGTCATTCAATTGATTTTTCGAATGTTTCTAGTTTGATTGATTTCCAGTTTGACGGAAAAGTTTCAGATTCTGTATTGTTCGGAGCTTTAGATAAAATATCCACAACAGTTGGTGGTGTAGAGGTAACAGGCGCTAAGGGTTATAATTTTGGAGTTAATTCTAGAGGCAAACTTTTTTATCAAGGCTTTGATGGTAGAGGAGATTTTATACATACTGCTAATTCAATAGAATTATCAAAAAGGAATTTAGTTGGTTTTTCTATAGGTCAAAACGCTGTCTCAATATCTAGGTTTGATTATACAAACAATAATATTGAAACTGAGGATTTTTTCATACAAACAAACTATATTTCAAAAAAATCAGAAAATTTTTATTTAGGAGGCTCTCCCCAATATTACAAACCAGAAGAGCCATCTGGAGAATATAGAAACGCAACTGGGATAAGATTAAATTCTTTCGTTCTCTATTCTGGATATATGCCACCCAGTGTAGGACTAAATTTAGGTAGTGGTTTATTGGGGACTTATTTCAAGGATGATGGAACAACAACATTTAAAAAGATAGTAACTGGATATAATCAGACAACTACATACATGACTGGTATAACTGGTTATGAATACGATAGCACTGGAACTTTTAATGTTTCCACTGGAACAGATATGTATACTGGACAACTGGTTGCTGATGGAAACTTAACCAAAGAAGAGGGTGAGTTATATTTTCAGTATCAGACATATTCGTTGAGTGGAATTACAACCTTTAACAAGGAACAGATTGGCTTTCTCCATCCTGATTCTGGTTATCAATATATGCCTACTGGAGAAGGGGCTTTTGCAACTTTGGGATTGAGAGAGGTTGAAGGAAATGTTGCAAAATTCATAGAGAGAAGCGGTTTTTCTGGAGCGGCTACCGTGGGAGTTACACTTAAGGGTGTTAATACTTTAACAGGCACGTTATCCGATGTAAGTGGAGTTGTTCAAGAGCCTCTATTTCAAACTGTCGTAGATAGGCCAGCCGTCCCAAGCTCTGGGATTGATATGTCGCTGCCATCTGACTTGCTTAAGAAAAATTATATATACTATATGGGGGTAAGAAAATGATTTACGATTTTGTATTAAGCACAGGTCACTTTTCAGTTTCTGGATGTTCTTCGGAGAAGCTTGGAACTGATACTTTTAAATTATTTAATAATGAGGCTGTTGGGTCTTTTTCGAGGTTTTATTATGACAGGTCGATTAGCACTGGACAGAAAGAATTGGATTTATCTTTAAACGGTCAAAGCTTGCTGCAAGAAATACCTTTTCTTCAAGAGACTCTTAATGAATTTGTATATCAAATATATACTGGAGATTTTTTTACTAAAGGTAGCGAGGCTAATTCTTTCGATGTAAACGAGTTGAATTTTGATTCTTCAGTTCCTGTTAACGCTGAATCTGAAGTTGTGTATGATGTTATAACTGGGGGAATTTTTGCGGGGACAAGTGATAGCGGAGAAAATCTTAAAACTGGGATAAATCACCAATATCTTCAAAACGGTATATTTACTGATTATGACTATTTTATAAATGGGCAAAAGACATACTCTGGACATGGAGTTGGGTTTGCTATGATGGTAGGAGGAACACAACCTTATGATTTTTACCCAAATTTCGGTATAGGGTCAGATCAAGGGATTATAACAGAAAACAATAAAGATAATTTTAGATTAACTGCACATAGAAAAAGGACTAGAACTGCACAGTTTACAGGAAGATATTCTGAGCCAGTATTTGGCGTAGATTTCTTAGAAAAGAGAACTAATTTTTATGTTAATGGAATTCTACAACCTAAAAATAACTATCTTGAGCTATATACGGGTGTAAATCTTATAAAGACAGGGTTTGATGCAACCGTAAGTGGAGGGTTTTATGAAACTTTATCAGGATCTTCTATGCAATTATGAAGGAATCAATAGAAAAGATAGATATTAATTATAGCAATGGCTCTGGCGGTCATACTGCTAATGTTAATACCGTGTTAGACCCTAAAAACTTAGACGGGTCAGACGGGCTAGGTATTGTAGTTGGTAGGCTCGGTGAGGTAAATTCTTTTTCTAATGAAAAAGTAGCTTCCATGCTTAAGAATTTTGTTTGCACCACAGAAACAATCGCAGCAGATCCAACTAAGAAAAATAAAAGTCGCAAGTATGTTGATAAAACATCATTAACTCTTAAGTCTTATGTTATTTTAGTTAGAGGTAAAGATTGCGGTCCAGAGTCGGCAAATTTTGAAGGACCAGTTCCTTATTTTACAGAGACAGCAGGAAGCCCATTGAAATCTTTCAAAAAATCTGGGCCTGTTGTTGCTGGCTCCACAATATTATTAGGCAGTATATACAATAGTGAGGCTGGAACAATGTATGATGGGACGAAATGCACACTAGTTTATCAAAATAAAAGTCTAGTAGATGAGCTTTGTATAAACGATCATATTCCTTCTGCTAAATATAAAGCATCTCCTGATTTATCTCAGTATGATTTACAGTATGGATATACTGTAAATGAGCTTAAAGCTGCTTTAAAACAAATAGGGATTCTTGTAGAGGGGCTGGTTGATTCTGATGACGTTTTGTTTGAAGATAGCGGGACTGTAGATGGAGTTCTTAGTTCTGTAGCTTCTTATTTTGGATATTTTTGGTTTGTTGACCCAGAAAGTGGAAATGTAAAATTTATTAGCACCGAACAAGCTAGCACTATTAGTCTAACGGACTTCACTAATTCAACAGACGAAAATATAATTAACGCTTCATTTACTACGTCTGCAACATCAAACAAAATTGTTAATTTATATCAAGGGTCTTCAGAAAAACCAAAAGAAAGAGACAGGGGATCTCCTCCTAGTGGCGGTAGGAATAGGAGAATGTTCTTTAAAAGAATTTTTATGGAAAGGTTAGCTGGAATATTTCTTGATACAGAAACACTGGGAGCCTTTTTTGCTCTTTTTAATCAGAGGACCGATACAGATACATTTGATAAATTTACTTTCTTTTTAACATATATGAACAGAAGCCCAAAAGTCGGGGGTGGAAAGTCTATATCTGAGCAACTTTTTAAAAAGAAGTTGGACATAAGTAAGCTTTACAAAGAAGAGCCTAGATATGAAAAGATGGTCAAGTTTGGCCACACCGAAATAGGTAATCCTAATTTAGAATCTATATATCCTAATGTAGATACCGCCAAACAAAATAGAGACACTAAATTAAGAGGGTTAGATAGAATTAACGATAAATTTATATATTATAGATTGGCTAAAGGCGTTGTTGCTGGTCCTCCAGCGGAAGCGGGTGACTCCAACTTTATACCGATGACCAGACCTTCTACAACAAAGCTTTACGATTTTCTTAAAGCCTTTTATGCTATTGCTGGAGGGTTTTTTATAAGCAATGGTTATACTCAATATAGAGCAGACAGGATTGAGTGGCAAAATAATAATAACGTCACCATAGCTGGACCATTTAAGAATACTACAAAACTTTCTGAGATACCAGAATTAAGTGATCTTAATGATTTTTTAGAACTTTTAAATATTAAAAATCCAACAATAGGAGGTTTGGCAGATAAGACAAATGGAGAAGCTTCAACTGTTTTCCCGTTTCACTTTGTAGCGATAAGAAACCTAAAAGATAGAGAAAAATTTAAAGATGATGAAGCTTTAGATTTTGAAGGGCTACAAGGGCAGATTGAATTTATTGACAACCCAGCTACCAAAAAAGGAGAGCTTTTTATGGGTGGTCCTAGTAAGGTCTTTAGAAAAACTTTCCTTACGGATTATCTTAAAGGTTTAGTTGTTCAATCTGTAAAAAACTTTTTAAGCACTGTCGATAATAAAAAGACAATTTCTTGCAACTATGTAAGAAGTAAAACTAGGCTGTTAGATGACGATGAGGAGGGAGCAGAGGCAGAAGATAATGCTCTTGCTTCAAGCTCTGAGGGCAATCAGAAGATGGCAGATTTAAGTGACAGATATGACCTTAAGTTTTTTAGTGTTCAGTCTCCTTCACATCAAATCACAAATCAACTTAGTATATCTTCGGCTTCTGGATCTACAATAGAGATGAAGGCGCTACAGAAAATGAGGGGAACTTATAGTGGCAACTCAGATTCTCCAAGTTCTTCTTCAAGAACTCTTTATGGGCTACATGTTCCTTCTTTTAGTCCGACAATGAGTTCTCTAAGCATAAATGTCGGACCTCAAGGTATTACTACAACAATTAACGAATCGACAATAAAACTTATCCCGAAAGATAACCAATTGTTGATAAACAAAGGTATTGAGGTGGGCAAAACCAATGCTCTAACATCTCAGCTAAATGCAAGCCAAAGAAATTTCTTTGGATTATGATTTTTTGCAGATTGCAATGAGCTTTCTGCATTCTTTGGCTGGAATATCGTCATAAGACTTCCAGTTTGCCGCTTCCTCATTTTTGTAGATTTCTTCCTTCCAGAACGTCCTCAGAAGCGATTTGAAGTCATCAAAGGACTTTACCCCATTATCTTCGTCCAAAGCCTTCTGGAGCGTTCCTGCTGGCGTTAATGGGAGCATAGCGGAGTCGCTAGAGGCATCATACTCCACGGTATTGGAATTATTAGCTCCTTTTGACTTATCTATCTCATCTGCCCCTACAATGTGGATATTGAGATAATTACGCACACAACGGACAAAAGCACGGTTACAGGCAATTGTTTCTAGGAATTTAGCACAGAAATTGTCTGTATTTGCAAGAGTTGCGTTAGCATAGTCTTGATATGCGACTTCATCTTGTGTCTCATAATTCTTATCCCAGTTTATCGTGCATTTAGCAGTTACATAACCATCTGAAGGCTGAGTCACATCAAAAGCTACCGTGGAATATCCTCTCATTTTAGCTAGTTCTTTGATGCCTCCAAGCATGATGAGAAGCTGCTTATCAGAGAGACCTTCAACAGAAGTAGGGATATCTTTCTTCCTAGATACAAACCAATCCTTGTTGGGGTAGAGAAACTCTTCCTTGATCATGGCTCTCCAATTGACAGAGCCGTCCTCGTTAAATTTATAGTCTACATTTTCAAGCAGTCCATGCTCGTTACGCTTGTAGATATCTGGTCCGTAGATCTTTTTCTCACTCATCTCCTTCAGTATAAACAAACAACCAATCTAGGTCAAGAAAAAAATCATCTTCATTTTTCTTATTATTAAATTCATATAAACTTTCGTAAATATGATCTCCACAAATAATTTTTTTTGTGCTTTTTATTTTTAATTTATTTAAATTGTGTTTGAACCTCTCTTTGTTTTGCTTAATTATATCTTTTTCAAGGCATTGATTTATTAAACTTTCAAAAAATTTAGCCCTTAAATGTTTTATGTTTTCTTTTTTTGTGCAAATTAAAGAAAGTGGAATTGCATAATTTTTAATCTTTTTAATTAAGTCTTCATCAAAATCTTCGCTTTTATAAACAATTCTTTTAATTCTCCCAGAAGATAAAAAATCTTCCTTTATTGGTTTTGTTAAAATGACCTCGACTTCATTCCTTTGTATTATGCCTTTTAGAATTTCTTCATCATGGTTAAGATCCATTCTAACTGTAATGTTATTTCCGACAACGCTAGAATGTTTTGTTGGTATTACTTCTGCACAGACTTGCTTGTAATTTGAACCCATAAATAATGTTTTATATTTTAACTTAGGTAAGCCTAATAGTTCTAAGGCAGAATTAGCTATTTTCTCTGGTTTTATTCTGTTTACAGTTTTTGGGTTTTCGTTGAAAGAAAATGAAGGCTTTTCACCATTTGGTCTTTCTGTTTCAATAATTTTTTGATTTGAGCGTTGTCCC